AGCACCAAAATACGATTCTTTAATAGTTTCACATTTTGATTTAAAAGAGTCTGCGTCTGACCATTCAATCTCTTCGGCAAGTTTAGCAAATTTTTCTTTTGCTGTATCAGCCAAGTCACTTGCAACTTCAGACATGATTTCATTCTTTGTCTTTACTGCATTGTCCTTGTTTAATTCAACATTTTTCTCGATTTGCTCATTGAGTTTCTTTTCTAAAGATTCAATTTTATTTGCTTGGTCTTCAAGCACATTGTATCTTTCATCTGGAACATCAATGTAATGTTCAGCAAAAAGTTTTTTAAGACCTGTGATAAAGTCTTCAGCGATTTCACCTTTAATACCTCTTTCAAGAGCGATTTCGTTTTCTTTCATCCACTCTTCAACGACATATGCTAGGTAAGAATCAACTTTTTCAGTCAGTTCTTCTTTATGCTTTGCAACATCTTGCTCGTATGTTTCTTTAACATCTGCTTCCATTGATTCAGCAATCTCTTTAACTTTAGAGTTTACCGCTGATTCAAATACTGTAGCAGCTTTTTCTTTAAATTCTTCGGATAAGTCATCTTGTCCAGCGATTAAAGCGTTAACATGTTCAGCAGTTTCTTCTTTCTTCATTTTGTACGAAGCGGACTTCATACCGTAAGAAGCAGAAATGTTTGCTGTCTTTTGATTAACTTCTTTTTTCTTATCTGCCATTTTAGAATCTTCTCCAGCATCCATTGTTTCTTCAACATCTTTTGCTTTTGAATCTTCTTTCTTGTCCTCAGACTTCTCTTTGTGTTTTTTAAGAGCGTCTAAAGCAGCTTTTGGCATTTCGCCTTCCTTGATTTCTTCCGAACCTTCTTCAGCTTCTGTTCCCTCTAACTTAGTGTTGTGACCAGTCAATGTTGGCATTGAGTCAGCAGCACCTTGTGATTTTTGAGGAGCTTGTCCAGAAACTTGCTTAACTTTTTTAGTTGCGTCAGGATTGCTGTCAGTTGGTTTAACAACAGCTGCGCCTAAGTCTTCAGCATCATTTTTCAGATGGTTCGGCTCAGCCGCTACAGCATTCTTTTTAGGAGCATCCGCTTGGGCATTCGCCTCGGCTACTGCTTCTTGCTCTAACGCCTCTAACTTGTTTTCTGTATCGGCCATTTGAGAAATCTCCTTTTTTAAAAATAACTAGTTATTTTTCTCTTATTAGTAGATATTTATAATATTAAAGTTTTTCAAGAAAATTTGCAAAAACATTCGCCTTAGCTTCAGCTAATTGTATTGATTTTGCCTTCTCAATATACTTCTTATACTCTTCAATATCCTTTGCTTTTATTTCACCATTGTCCCATATCCACTCTTTATTCTCCATAATGCCTTCAACGAAAGCGTCTGGAGCAGAGGGGTCTGCTACAATGTCAGCGGCTGTAGCTAAGTAGAAGTCTTTACCTACATAGTTACTGCCGTTCTTTTGAACCAATGAACCCATACCTCTTGAAGAAACTCCAAGTTGAGCGCCCTCATCAATAAGACCTTTAACAATCTTACCGTATGGTGTGTCCATGATTTTTGCTTCGCCAATAAAATTTTTGCCTTCAGACTTTAGAGATGTAATCATGTGTGATACTCTCTCTAAGTTAACTGTAGGACCATCTGGATGGCCTAGTTCACCGAATGCTCTTTTTTTATTGATGAATTCTTTTGAATATCTATCTACTTCTTTAGACAGAATATCGTTCTCATAGATTCTTCCGTTTCTATTTTTGATATCTGACTGTAGAAAGACACCACGAATTTTGTAGTTCTTTTTACCGTTGGTTTCTTCAACCAAGTATTCTGCGTCTTGAATTTCTTCCGATATTAATTTCATGTCTTCTCTCTCGTACTAACTATTTATAAGGTTTTTTACCTAAACTCTACAATAATTGTGTAATTATCTCCAGTAGCAAAGTTTTTAGTTGATAATAGTACATCTCCAGTAGGTGTGGTAGCATTATTTGTTATCTCATTACCAGCAGTTCTTAAATCAAAATAACCATTACCACTCAATAACATTGCTGTAGCATTTGTTTCTCCGTCCCATATTAACTCTACAGCAGACTTATTGTTTGCCGTGTTAATAGAATACCATACTCTGGCAATCTTTCTATTAGCGTCTTCGGTCATAAATGTGACCTCTGAGGCGTCAATCTTTTTGACTTGTGTTTCTCCAGTACCATCTGAAAAGTTTGTGAGTTTAGAAACAAACTTTACACCTGAGGTATCTGCTATTGTTTGTGTTGTTACTATATCAGCCATTACTAAATCCCTTTTCTTTGTGACATTCTAATAACAAACTAAACTTATCTACATTACCGTCTGTTGTCACCTGAATATCGCCTGTTCCTTTTATTTTTTCTTCTACAGGTTTTAGACCATAATTGTCTATGCCTGTCATTGTTAAACTCTTATCATCAAATTGCAATGTTACCGTGCCTGTGCCTTCTACTTCATAATATGCATTTGCAATTGATAATTCAGATTCGTTTGTAGAACCTTTTAAGGTATCTAACTCTATAAGTTTCTCGTTTTCATTACGAGCACCAGTAACCTTATTGATTACTTTAAAACCATCATCAACTAATTGTGTACTATTGATTGTCATAATATGTTTTACTTAACTCGCCTCGTTCTACTGTAGTACCTTTTTTTCTAGTTCTAGCATAAACGGCCACAGTATCACTTGTACCTGGTTTAGTATAAGTTCTCACACCACCAGAAAATACAGAGTTTGCACCTGCACCTGAATCTGAATATGTGTTAGCCGCTGTAGCAGAATTTTCATACTGCCATACTGCATTAGAACCTGTTACATCTACCCATGCCATGTTTATACTCCTAATTCTTTGTCCATGTAATCATAGACAACATTTGTTTGTACATTGTGTTTAAGAGCAACCTTATCTACAGTTGCCTCAACTTCTTTTACAACATCAACATTATCATAATCTACTTGACTAAAAAAGTCATTTACCACCTCTTTATGTTTTGGTGGTAATTGACTAAAAGTTTCTGTGTCAACTACATTTGGTTTAAGTAGTTGATTGAGTTTCATCATTTGCTGGTACCTCGTCTGTAGCAGTCGGTTGTTCGTTACCATTTGGTTCAAATGCAATTTCATGCCCTTGTGTATCCATCATGGTCTCTGTTTCAGGTGAGGGGTCTGTTACTGCCGGTTTTGGGTCACTAAATGGTTGTGCCTCAACATCTGTAAAGATTCTACTAGCAATATCAATCCTTTGTTTATCTAATCCGTCTGCAACCTTAGCTCGTAATGCGTCTTTAAATGCTTCACCAGCGTCTGCGTTATTACCTTTTGACAAGTCGTCAACAAATTTATTTACATGTTCACTCATTTTTTATCTCCTATAAGTTTCCACCACCACCTGGAATATCTTCCGTAGGTGCTGATATAATGCCGTCATCAATTTCTTTCTTGATTTGAGTATCAATGTCTTCAATATCTCTATCAGATTGTTTAAGAATATGTTTTCTTACATACTCTACTGAATAATATTTACCAACATAATCTCTCACTTCGTTTGCTATTCTTATTCTTTCTAAAAGCATTTCACTATCTTTTAGTTCAGCAAAGTGTCCATCTTGTAAAAAGTCATACTGAACATGGTCTCGTAATATATGCCAGTCTTCTTCCGTGATAACAGCTTTAAGTATTAATTGTGTTTTTAGTATATCATTAAATAACTCTGTAAACTTTTTTCTCAACCTTTGTACAAACTTTGTAAATTTAAGTTCATCTCTGGTAATCTCGGTACTTCTACCAAGATTGAAACCTTGACTTGCTTCCAATCTACTCGCTGGTACATTCAATGAACGATACAGTTTACTTCTAAAGTATTCAATGTCTGTAATTTCTCCAAGGTTTTGTCCGCCAGGTAGTGTAGAAATATCTGTACCTCTACCACCTTCTCTACTTGGTAACCAAAAGTCTTCTAACATAGACATATAGTTTCTGTCATCTCTGATTTCACCTGTTGAAGCGTCATAGACAAGTTTATTTCTATATCTTGCCATCACATCTCTTAGGTATTGTTCAGCTTTTACTTTTGGTAGATTACCTACATCAATCTTGAATATTCTTCTTTCAGGCGCTCTAGCGATTCTGTAAATCACAGCAGCGTCTTC